ATTCCCATTTAGATTTTGTGAAGTTTGTGCCATGGTTTATTTATATATTGAGAGAATGGGTTCCATTGATGTAGTTGCTTTTGTTTTTAAGTACCTCTTCCTTTTTGCTTCTCTTTGTTCAGTTATAAGTTGTTGGATCATAGGTTCCTGCATAATAGAAGCCCATGCTTGTTTTCTAGCTTTTTGGAAGATTTGATCTATTTTCATATTATGGAAGTAGTCTATAGTTTCATAATCTCCTCGTCTTCCACTTTTGATATCTCTATTCATTTCTTCTAGAGAAGAGAGTATCTTAGGATTCTCAGCTAATTTATCTAACTGACGTTCTAAGTTTTGATCACCTATAGCCTTTTGGAACATCGATCTGATCTCTGGTGAATTAGTTAGATCAGTACCATCTGGACCAAAGTAAGTAGATAATCTCATATCATACCCACTATTGAATATCAATTTCCTACCAGGAGTATTATCTAAATTCAATGATATAGGACTAAACATATTAAACATCCTAGTCATGAAACTATGATCTTTAATTGGTTTACCATTTAGCATATCATATTTGATAGGTAATGGATCACTAGCTATATTTTCAGTTATTAAGTTTCTATTCCTAATAGCTTGATCAATACCTGATCCTAATTCTCTTGTGTATGGTGTGAAAAGTTTACCTAATTCATTTCTTAAACCAGCTAGAGGAATTTGATTGTTAGCTAAGTTAGCTAGAATACGTTCTGCTTGCCCAGGTCTACCACCAAATAAATCTACAAACTGTTGCATACCAGCAAGGTAAGACTTACTTGTTATACCTTGAGCTAATACTAGTCCTGTTTTAAGTAGTTGTTGTTCAGTCCACTCAGAACCCATCAATTCACTATGATCACCTATATCAGCGATCATTGCCATGATTTGGTTGAATGGTTCAATTGATTCATATCCAACCCATAGACCACCTATCTTAATGTGTCTAGGTTTATAGCCTGCATCTAACCATGCTTGTCTTTTCTGTCTATCTGTAGGACCATTTCCAGTCATACTATCAGACATCCAAGCCCAACTAGCCATGCTAACTAAAGCAGTACCCATAGCTAATCTACCTGTTTGCAAAGCCTTAGCGTTTGCTAATTCAGCAGCATTAGTTATACCATATTTAACTACATTCTCTAAGTTATTAGGGTTAGCAAAAGCTATATCATTGAATTCTTGCACTACTAAATTGAAACCAGGTGTATGCTTAGCAGTTAATTTAAGGCCATTTACACCAGTTCTAGCAAATAGGAAGAAAGGTTTAGCCCAAGGATTAGCTTGGAATACAGCATTTAATCCTCCAGCAAAACCTTGTGGATTTAGTTCTTCTGTAAGTGTAACTTCTTTTCTAGCCCATTTAACAGCACTATCAATGATATCACCATTTCCATCAAAGATTTGATTATAGAAATCTTCTTCATATACTTGAACTAGTTCAGGAGTTATCTCAGAGTAAGCAGTTAAAGCTTTCTTGTTCTGAGCATCCATAGCTGATCTCATAGCTTTCTCTCTCATCTTAGCTCTACCTAAGATATAAGCAAAAGCATCATCAGTTGCTGCCATTAACTTAGTAGAGTAGGATAAGAAGCTATTATTGTTCATAGATCTAGCCATATTAGCTAGATTAAACCAAGCTCTATCTCCATCTGTAGCTCCAGATTTAGGATTTTCAGCCCACTTTCTAATTAATTCCCAGTTCTCATCACTTCTAGTGTATTCAGAGAATCTAGTTTTAACTGTAGATAAGTCACCACTCCAGTAAGAATCTAATTTATTTTTAAATAGTGTCCATGATTCAGGGATAGCTTGCATCATAGCATTCATAGAAGCCATGCCAGATCTAAGAGTTGCAGCATCTCCACTAAAAGGATACTGCAATGCAGCCCCTAATGTGGTTGATAATGGCCTTAAGAAGGTAGCTGTGGCTGTACCCATAACAGCTCTTGCAGGTGTCTTAGGACCGCTTAGGATAGCGTGTGTCATAACACCACCAAGTTCTCTTAATACAGAACCAGTCTGTTTCTTACCTTCAATCTCACCACCTATAATCATCTTTCTAGCCCAATTATCAAAGTCATCAACACTGTTAACTGTCTTCATAGAAGAGAATGCTTCAAATAATGCATTAAGCATATTCTCATCAGGATCATCTTTAGCAATCTGTAGAATTGACATAATAGATTCTCTGGTATCAGACATATCTTGACTTAGATTTTCTTCTAAGAATTTCTTTTTCTTACCAGCTCCTAGTTCTCTAAAGTTTTGTGATTTAACAATCCTAGCTTTCTTTACTTCAGTTAGTAGGGTTAGCATAGTATCTACTATCTGATCAGCTGGACCATCTATATCACCTAGATCAGCAAAGTCTGCTATCTCTCTACCAGCTATTCCAAGGTCTCTCAGTTGATGTAATAGAGAACCAGTAATTAAATCAGCTACTACTACATTTTTACTAGTTAGAGTTTTGATAGCATCATTTGTACCTCCATCGAATTCATCAAAGGATTCAAATAATTCTTTTAGATACTCATCTGATGACATATCAGCTGCATTTCTACCTTGAGTGATGCGTTGATGTGCAGCTATAGAATCACCGAATACTTCTACTAATCTTTTCCTACTACCACCTACATCTTTTAAAACCTTTTGATATCTTTCACTACTTAATAGTTTCTGTAAAGTTTCGTCAACTAGATCCTCACTGATATTAGCTTCTCTAGCTACACGTTCTCTTTGAACTGGTGTTGTTACTGAAGCTGTTGATCCTTCTTGTGCTCCCCAATCCTTCCTTATTCTTTTTTGCTGTGACCATACAATGAATGGATCTTCTTCAGATATATGAGCAGCTTGAGATGGATCAGCTATAGGTTTATTCTTACTACCACGGAATCCAAATTCATTACGTCTTACTTCTTGGATACCTTTTCTAAGTGTTTGTAAGTCAACACTTTTTCTCCTATTAGCTATCTGTGTTTTAACAGCATTTGAACCCTTACCTACAACCATTGCTGCACTATCAAATACTAGACCAATACCCATGCCTTCCACGATGTTTTTAAATTTCATCATGATAGGATGATCAGTCTCTCTAGTACTTAATGGTGTATCTATGAAACCATAACGGTCTCTAAGTGTACCTAATGCGTTATCTCCATCTGATTCCTTAGATATCAGATCTGAGACAGCACCAACACCAGCAGCTCTAATTAGACTGTTAGCCATTATACCTGTACCTGCTATACCTAATCTCGCTGCAGTTACCTTAGCAGTAGGTATAACAGCAGCAGCCATTGTACCAAAGTGTACAGTACCTCTCAGTAATTTACCCCACCATGTTTTAGTAATGATAGGGTTTTCATGATCTACTAGAGGATCCCAATCAGGTCTATAGTAACCTTTCTCTTTTCTTTCTTTTGCTATTTCACCAGTCAAAGCATCCACTGTACGTTCAGGGAATGTCATCATGGAAGATGCAGTATCTTGAACACCTCCAGCAGCTACTGATTTTAATTCTTCAGCAACTGCTTTCAAACCCCATTGGTCAGCATTCCTTGGATCTGCTTGTTCACTTAAGGCTTGTGTTTCTTCTGCTTGATCTTGTCGTTGAATAACTTCTTGAGCTTCTTCTTCTTGTTTTGTATTGTCTAGATACTGGGACATACTCTCAATACTTTGATTGAGTGCCTCGTTATCTACCAAGGACGGATCTATTGGCATTGTTTCATACGTTATATATTTCTTCCACATAAGCCGTAGCTACACCTGGAAGCATTGTATTGAGTCGCATAAAGGGTGATTGTTCTCCGACTACTTGGGTGTGTTCTTCTTCTAATGCTGGATCTATATTTACTTGAGATATTTCCCAACCAGATAGTTGATTATTACGTTCTGCATTAAGTCTTAATGCTTGCATTAATTGTTCAACTGAATCTGCTCCAGTTAGTTCTACTAATTCTTCTATATTTTCTACACCATATTCATCCAGTAAAGCTCTATTAGCTCTAGCAGGAGATGGTTTATTTAATAGTAAATCTTGTTGTACTGGATCTAACTCACGCTCTGGGATAGGTTCTACTTCACTCTCTTTAAGTGTACCAGTAGATACTAATCTAGTCTGCATCAATTCATATGGTGTTAAGTTTATACCAGGGAATTGTCTATAGTATTGAGGGATAGCACCCTTACCAGTAGTGATATATCTAAGTGCAGACTGTAGTTCTTTCTCTTCTCCAGCCCATGGATCTGAACTGTATATAATATTATTGTCTTTAGCTATAGCTATTTTAGTACTAAGTATGTTATTAGCTCTTGTTTCATCTCTACTATATTTAGATCTAACTGCTGCTTCAGGTTTTTGTATGTAAGCTTCAGCTGTGTCTAAAGCTATTCCTTTAGCAACTTCATGAGATTGACCTAATTCAATTTCTTTTCTATAAGTGTTGTTGAATTTCTGTATAGCATTTTTGTAAATAGTTCTCCACTTAGTAGTTTTAGCTTTATCTAAATCATCTTCAAATGTCTTTTCATTCACAGCTGCAGTAATGTCAGCGTCTCTATCTTTAATCTCAGCATTATTGAGACCTCCTTGCGTGGCTCTTTGCATCCACTTAGCTTTCATCTCTGCACCTGTTATACCATCTAAATCTTCTAAGCGTATCTCTTCACCATCCAACCATCGTTCAGTTAGATTAGCTTCTATATCTATATCGTCAATATCTTGTTGACTTAGATAGTTAGATAAGGTTTGAGATGATTCTCCGAATTCAGACATATATGCTTTAGCAGCTTCTTGAACTTCATCCTCACTAGGAGGTTCCTTACGTTCTCTCCAATCATTTAAGTAAGGATTTTCAAATTCAAGTTGAGCTATTTTTCTGTCATCTTTCTCACCTTCAAATTTATCTAATCTAGCTTGTCTGATTGCTTTTCTTATTGGACTGACAAATTGAGGTAAGTACTCATCAATTGTTCTTGGCTTACCACCGTCATTAGGAGTCAGTAAATATTCACTAAAAGCTTTTTCAAGATCTTCATATTCATCATCTTTAAATTCTCCATTCTTTATGGCGTCAACGATGAAACCTTGTAATTCAGCTTTAGCTAAAACATAACCAGATGAAAGTTCACCTGATGCTTCTGCATGATATGAGTGATAAGTTTGTAGATATTCCTCTATTGCTTCCCCAGGACTATCTCTAAAATTTGTTATAAATTCTGACTGACGTTTAGCTGTTTGAGTTATTTTTTCAGCAGCAATATGAGCTTGTTGTACCTTAAGTAATCTCTCCTCATGTTGCTGCATCATAGGTTTGATAAGATGCTTTCTTAAATATCTTTTACTAATTCCAGCATCTTCAAACTGACTGATATATGTTGAATCTAAATCAGCAGATATAATCCTACGATCTACAGCAGTATTTCTAGGATCATTAAAAGTTCTCCAGTCACCTGGGGCTACTTCTGTTAAATATGTTTCCTGTGCTTTTTCATACCATTGTGTTGAATAACCATGAGCTGTTCTAAGCATTTCTTTTTGAGTTATTGAACCATCTTTACCTGCTTTAAGAAGTTTAGCTAAATCAGGATCAATATTTTCAAGAGCAGCGGATGCAGTATAATTTACTTTATGTGATTCATTAAGGGCTGCATCTAATTGATCAGTTTCAATCTCTTCTTTAAGTCTAGTATTGTATTTATCTTTATTATAATACCCTTGCATATCAGCTATAGCCTCATTCCTCTGTCTAACAAAGTTAGCAAACTGCATACCTTGTTTAGTGAATTTAGCTAACTGTTGCCACTGTTGAGATCTACCTTTGATCTGATCATTTGACATCTTAATGAGTTTGTCAAAATGAGCATCCATCTGTTTAACATTGTCGTCAATCTGTTTATTGACGGCTTTAGTCATGTCAACTTCTGTTGATTCATAGTTGTACTTGCTTGTATTAAAGCCAAGAGAACTACCTTGAAATGAATTAGTCATAGTTTATTGCCATCCTTGACCAGAAGGTCCTTGGCTGAAAGTCATAGCAGTCTGAGCAAGATCAACTATAGGCTGTACTTGTTCCCAGAGGCTTTGTCTTCTATACATAATAGGTGCTCCATACTCAGGTGGTAATCCTAAGGATTGTCTGTTCTTAGCTATCTTACTCTGGTATTGTCTAACAGCACCTGTTTGAGCATGTGCC